ATCACCTCTTGGTACTATTGATACATTAAATACAACTGATGTTATTGCTGTTACTGGAGGAAATCTAAATCTCAGTTCTGCGGCAGATATTATATTGCAAGCTGTTGACGTTAAACTTGGTACGGGTATTAAATTAAATTCTGCTCTCAATTTAATTGAGACTACTGGAGAGATTAAGACAACTACCAAACTTAATGTTAATGATAGACTCAGTATTGTTGATAACAATATTTCAACAACTTCTCTTGATGATATTTTACTAACTCCTGGTCTTGGTAAAGTTGCAAAAGTTGATACCTCAACTGCATTCACAATTCCTGTTGGTACTACAAATGATCGTCCTGGTGTGCTCGATGTAGAGAGTGGTCAGATTAGATTTAATACAGATACTAACCAGTATGAGGGTTATAGTTCTACTGCTGGTGCATGGAATTCTCTTGGTGGTGTACGTGACCTAGACGGAAATACCTATATTCTTGCAGAAGAATTTATCGGTGCTAACGATAATACACTTTATTTCGTTAATGATGCTGTCACAACAATGAAGTTGGACAGAAACTTCCTTGATTTCTTTACAACTAAAGATATTAAATCTACTAGAATTGGAGCACCAGAAAATAGAAATTGGAACACAAATACTCCTGTTACTCAAGGAGAGTTCTTAAAGTATGGTTTGAATCTATTTGAGGTAATTACTGCTGGTGTCACTGGAACATCAGGTAATGAACCAACAAATACTACTGGAAATAATTTCAATAATGGTAGTGCTGTCCTTAAATATAATTCTCTAGCAGTTGCTCCAATTGACTTCAATGAAGTTGAAATTGTTAGGATTGGTACAAGCAATCCAATTCCTCTAGAAATTAACGGAGATCTAAAACTATTCAATAACACCATTTCTACCAATGTCAATGACATGGTGTTTCAACCAAATTCAGGTCAAAAGGTAAAAGTTAATGCTAATACTTCTTTAGTAGTTCCAGTTGGAGATTCTAACTCCAGAGGAAATGCTGAGCAAGGATCTATTCGCTATAACACAAGTGACCTAACGTATGAAGGTTATGATGGATCTCAGTGGGGATCTCTTGGTGGTGTTAAAGACGTTGATCAGAACACTTACATTATTCCTGAAACTGCTCCTGGTGCAAATGAAAATATTCTATACTTCTATAATAATGGTCTGAACACTCTGCAACTTACTGAAAATGCATTAGAGTTTCGTGACATTGATACCATCACTTCTTTGGGAGCAGGTGGTATCAAAGATTTGCTTAATATTAATGCAAATAAAGTTACATTTGATAATCTCGCAACTACGCTTGATAATACGAGTGCTGATTCTACCTTCTTATTTTGCACAAAACAAAATTTTGATTTAGGTTTATCTGCTGGTTTGACCACAGATACATTGGTCAGACTTACAGATGACGGAGATGTATTCTTCAACTTAGGTTTTGGAACAGGAGTTTACAATGGTCTCAAAATTATTGATAGCGAACTGAGTGCATTTGAACTACAAAAATTTGCAGTTCGCACTGAGCAAAGTAATCTAGTTAAAGATACTATTGATCAAGGTGCCACAGTTCTTTATAATCCTGCAGTAGAAGCATCGGCAAAGGTAACACTAACAGCACACAATAAAACTTCTGGAAACAAAGAATTTTTAGAATTTGCTGTTATTGATAACGGCACTGATATTTCATATACTGAATATAATAATCTTAAGACTGGACAAGAAATTGTTTCAGTCGAATTCGATTTTGATGCTAATAGTGATGTTCGCATTACATATACATTAGATACGAATTTAAATACAGGTAATCAAGTAGACGTTACAGTCGTCAATCAAGTAACTAAGAGGTAAAAATGGCATCTAATTTACAAAATTTAGATTCGCTAGGAGGTTTCTCTGTTGACAATACCACTATTGTCAACGAAACTTTTGACATCAAAAATGTTAATACTCTGCAGGTAAAAAATTCTTTTTTTGCAGATAGTTATACAGAGCATTATATTATGAGAGGACTTAACACGTCTATTCTTGAAATTAATGATACTGGTGGTCAAATTTTTCTACCAGACAATACTATTAATTTTATTGAATCTACTATTGTTGGAGTGAATGATTCTGGTGGAGGAAATTTAGTACAGAAACTGGAAAGTGCTATTTCTGTAAATTCTGCTGGTACTTTAGCAGAAATGTCAACAATGACCACTATCATAAAAGATACTGTTCCGCAAGGACAAACTTGGACTATCAATCCTTTTGTCGGTGGTTCTTCAAATTCATTTAGTTATACAACTTCTAGAGCAGGTACAACCATTTCAATCAAGTGGATTGCATACACTAGAGTTGTTAGCATTCAATGGACTTGATGCTAAATAGATAAGAGAATAAAACCTACGGCAAAGGCTGAGTAAGAAATGAGTTTTCAGTTAAATTCCGACAGAGAAACTATTAGAGCCATTGCTCCTACTCTAATTGGATCTCAAGAATTATCCATTAGGGCAGGTTCTGGTTCTGACGAAAAGGAAGTACTCAGAACTCTACTTGATCCTGGGACAGATTTACCGCGAGTCGGTATCAATAGGACTGGAAATAGAATTGACAGGGTTGTAGTAAATTTAGGTGGTACTGGATACACTATTCAACCAACTGTTAATATTGAACCACCTCCAGCTGGTGGTACTCAAGCAGTAGGTTCTGCAATTATTGATGAAGGTTTTGTTACTGCCGTTCTTATTGACAATCCTGGTAAAGGATACATTACTGCTCCTGCTGTAACAATTAGTGGTGGTAATGGTACAGGTGCTCAAGTCGAAGCATTCCTTGATACTGTTGATTTTGAACTTGACATTAATGGTGCTATTAGAACATCTACGTCGATTATTTCAGACACGGCGAGAATTCTAAACCTAGATATTGATAACTTCATCACTCCAGATGCTAAGTTTAGAGCACCTGATCTGAAAACTTATATGAACAACACGGGCATCCCATGGACTGCCCAAACTATTGTTCAGAAAGATGCTTATAGGTATAGAGGTCCAAACGTTTATCAAGCACTGAATGCTGGTGAAACGGGAACTGTACCACCTCTGCATAAAGATGGTATTGAAACTAATAATGAAGTTCAATTCAAGCATATTGGTTTTAGAGTAACTGATCCTTCGGCGTTTCAGTATAATGAGACTGGAGAATCTGGAGAGTTCCCTCGTTCTATCACACCTCTACTTGGTGATAGATCTACTAAAATTGCAACTACAGAATACGTCCTCAACCTAGCAACGAATGACGTTGGTGGTCGTATTTACGTTTCAGCACAGATTGGTTCTGACCTAAACGATGGTCGTTCTGCTGTTGCTCCTGTTAGAACAATCAAGAAGGCAGCACAACTTGCATGGTCAACTCCTGGTGTCAAGGAGACTCTTATTGTTTCTGGTGGTGATTACGTAGAAGATAATCCAATTTCACTACCACCTGATGCATCAGTTGTTGGTGATAACTTACGTTTGGTTATCATTCGTCCTGCTAACCCAAGAAAGCACATCTTCAAGTTCGGTGACAAGAACTATGTCATTGGTGTTACGTATCGCGACCAGGTTGACTCTACTGGAGATGCGGTAGCAACTTGGGACTTTGCGATGGTCTTTGACGACAAGCAAAGAATCAACTATGACTATACAGCAAATGGAGATTTCGGAACTTCTTTCCCAATTGGAACACAAATTTTTGGACCAGAAAAATTCCGTGCAGACTTCCAAACAAACACAGGTCTCTCAAATCTTACATCAAATTTAGCAGTCAAAGGTATCAACACTGGTGCTGAAGGTATTATTAATGAAGTAAACTTTGGATCTATCGTTGGACCACAAGCTTATATTTCTGGTAAACTTGATTTTTCTGTTACCAGTGGCGCATTTACAGCGGGTGAAACTTTCTTGTTTGGTGGTACAGGGTCTATCAAATGGACTCCAAATACACCATATACAATTGGACAATTACTTTGGGCAACTGATAATGTTTATCAAGTAGCTGTTGCTGGTACTTCTGCTGCATCATCACCTATTCACACCACAGGAACAGTTGCTACTGGTCCCGATACACTAGAACTTACATTCCTTAGAGATGCATACGAATTCGTATCTACTGATATTAGATCAATTAGAGCAGAAGGCGAAGTTGTTTTTGAAGAAACCGACATTACTGATGCTCTGCCTCTCGTAAGAATTGATTTCTCCAAGCAAGGCACTGCAGAAGTTTCAACTGGTGGTTTCCAAGATCCTAATGTTGTAGAAGATAATGGTGGTATTATATTCTACACCAATGCTTTGGTTGGTAGGCAGAACACTCATGATTTTAAGGAAGGACAGGAAATCTTTATTGAGGGAATGCCTACCAGTTCTCCTGATCTATCTTTCCTAAATGGAAAGCAAAGAATTTACAAAGTTCTGGAAGATGCTGATGGTCGTTCAAGACGTTTTGTAATCCCTAAGAAAACTACGATCACTACAACTGATAATTTTGATCCAGGTCAATTTTCATCTGTAAGAGCTTATGGTAAGTCAATTACCATCTCCTTGCTGAACTCTCCTAATAGATTCCCAATGGCAACACCTGTTGCCAGAAGATTCCAAGATGCTTGTTTGCAAATTAGAAACAACGTAGAATTTATTGCAGATGAAGTTGTTGGAAAAGTCAATGATCAATTTAAGAAAGAATATTATTCTGTCTACGAAATTGGTGGCACTCCAGATTCTACACTTACTCCAACTGATGTAGACTATGATCCTGCTACTGGCATCGCTACATTCACAGTAACTAGTCATGGACTTAGTATTGGAGATGGCGTTAGAATTACGGATAATTCTATCACACAAACCTGTGCGATGGATGGATATAAGACAGAACATACTTCACCTAATTCCCATCATTATTCTAGCGGAAAGACTCTACCAATTCGTTCTTCAGGATTTACAACTGATCAGTTTGAACTTTTTGTTGGCATCTCTGGTCCTGACCAGCAATATACACCTACTGATGTAACTTACGATCCTGCAACTGGAAATGTAAATCTAACAATTGGTGCTCATACATTATCTGTTGGAGAAGGTATTGTTATTGATGACAATTCGTTGTCCTTTACGTGTGACATGGATGGCGATCAGTCAGTTAAGTCTTATCCACGTCCTGGTATCGATCCTTTTGCTAGCAGATCTATTCCTATTACAGAAATTTCTGCAACTAGTATTACTATCAATGGAGGAATTTCTGGTCCCAATAAGTATTTCCAACCATCTGCTGTAAACTATAACGCTGCAACTGGTGACATGACTGTCACAGTTGGTCAGCATGGACTCGGAGTTGGACGCAATGTTGTTCTTGCGGATAACTCATTCACATTCACTTGTGATCAAAATGGATATGCAACCGAGCATACTTATCCACGTCCTGGACAAGATCCACAAGCAGGTAAGTCTATTGCTATTACTGATGTAGGAACCAATTCCCTAACAGTATCTGGAGCAACTTACACCGCTTCAAGTGGTCAAGTTGACATCACTACTTCCGCACCACACGGAATGCAAGAAGGTGATTATATCTTGTTTGAAGATAACTCACTAACCTTTACGTGCAACCTGGACGGGAATGTAGTCAGTAAAAATTATCCACGTCCTGGTTATGACTACCCTAGCGGAAGATGGTTCCCAATTAGCAACATTTCAGCAAGTGGTTTTAGAGTTAATATTGGACCTTCTAGTTATACTGGAGTACATGCTTTTGTTTCCGCAACAAACAATGGTCTAAAACATCAAGACGGAACATTTACAATTAATGTTGGTAACGCAGGTAGTGCATCAGGATCAAATCATCAGTTTGTAAATGCAACTGCTCAAGCAATTAAGCACGAACCACAATCTGTCCATACGTTTACTGGTTCAACATCTAATTCAGTAAAACATCTACCTCAATCCGCACATACGTTTGTAAGATCTGCACCAAACGCTCTATCTATTGGTGGTTCTACTCTCAAAATTTATCTCGGAACATCTACTTTCGTACACACATATGTAAGTGGTGGTGTTGTAACTTACAATTCTCAAAATTATAATATTACTAATTTTGTTTATGATAATATTTCTACTGGCGAAGCAACTATTACCCTAGCATCTCCAGTTGCTGCTTTGTCTGAAGATGCTACTATTAGAATTTCGGATTTAGTTGTAGAGTGTGTAGTAGATGGTGTTACTACCCAAAAAACTTATCCAAGTTTTAGCATCCCTGTAAACGATAACAAGTGTCGTAGAGATGTCGGACATTTCATTAGTGCAATTACTAGAGACCTTGAGTTTGGTAGCAACTATAACGTTATTGATGCAGCGAAAAAGTATATTGATGGTACTAACACCCAGATTGATTTTGTCAATACCGAAATTATTCAGACAGTACGTGCTCTAGAATATGCAAGAGAACTGATCACTTTTGCTATGAGAAAGTGGCGTACTGGAACTGGAGCTCCTGGTCAAGCAATTTATGTTCCTCAATATTCTCAACTTGACAGATATTTTGACCCAACAATTATTGATGATATTTCAACTCCTGCTTGTGCTAACGTAGCATCTGCTATTGATACACTAGCATATCTGTTTATTGATGTTCTTGCTAATGATACCAGTGGAACTTATCTAGATGGTGCTTATCTAATTGCTAGAAATAGAGATTTGATTGCTGATGAAGCATACAAACTAGCAATGATCCAATACCCTTCTCTTGGATTAGGTAACATTGATGAGCGTAAGTGTCGTAGAGATATTAACTTAATTACTGGCGCTATAATTAGAGATCTATCACTGGGAGGAAATGCTGGTATTGTCAATGCAGCAGAATTGTATTTCACAGGAAGTGCCCTAACTGGAATACCTGCATCTGAACTTGCTCCTACAAGGTTTGCATTCGAGAAAGCAAGAGATTTGTGTATCGCAGCAATGCGTAATTGGACAGATGCATCTGGTGCTGCAGTCACCACACCTAATTCAGATATTCCTCAATTTACTGATAGTTCAATTCTTGTAGATCCTACTGGTGTACCTTTATGTGCAAACGTTGAAGCATCTATTACAACTGCATTCCAACTACTAGATGACATCTTGAGTGGCACTACCTCTCCTGGTGCTACAGTAAGAGATACGGGAACTTTATTTGATACTTCAACTATTGCTACTTTCCCTGATAGCATTATTTACGATAGTAAAGGTACAAAACTAACTCCACGTTCTGATTTTGCTGATAATCCTATCATTGAAGCATCTCCATATACTCAGAACGCATCTGTTATCTCCTTCCTAGGTGGTGGCGGTGCTGAGGTTGATGGTGATAAGGTTAAGCAACCTAACTGCCCCTTCCCTGGTCTTGAGTTAGACGGAACAGCATCCTTCCCCAATCAGGGTAAGTCGATGGTTGCATCAGCCTTTACTATCGTTTCTTTCGGTGGTACAGGTTACAAAATTACTAATGATGGTTATGTTCAGTTAGTTTCTGTATTCGTTATCTTCTGTGCCGATGGCGTCCTTGCTGAGTCTGGTGGTTATTGTTCCATCACGAACTCTGCTACAAACTTTGGTATCTTTGCTCTCCGTGGCATTGGATTTAGAAAAGATGCATATGAATTTGATGTTGGTTTAATTAGTAATGTATCTTCCACTCCTACAGGCAGAACAATCTTCACAGTTTCTGGTTTAGGAAGAGAACCACTTGAGCATTATATTGTTAAAATTGATGGATTCTCGAACGTAGATCCAGATATTGAATACTTTATTGATACTGTAGAAGGAGTAACAGTTGGTCCTCCTTTCACTGCTCAACTAACACTTGAGTCTGGTTCTGGTGGTGGCGCAGCTTTAAAAAATGACGCTACTGATAACGCAGTTTCTGTTGGTACTTTGGTTGGTGAAACAGTAAGACTTCACAGACCATCTATTGTTAACTCGTCTTCACATACGTGGGAATTTGCAGGATCAGGAACCAACTATAATGCACTACCAGAGAACGGCGGTACTAAAATTGAAGCATACGAACAAGTTTCTGAAAACTATGGTCGTGTATATGTCTCAGGTACTGACGAACTAGGCGACTTTAAAGTTGGAACATTTGCGAGAATTGAAAACAGAACTGGTAATATTACTTTCACAGGTACTGTTACAATTTCGGAAGTTGAATTCTTGAAACTAAAAGGTGGCGACGTTGTTGTTACTGGTTTCGACGCATCCAACACACTTGGTGGTGCAAATACTACTAACTCTAAACTGCCAACGCAGAAAGCAGTTAAAGATTACATCACCAATAATCTCGGTCCATATCTAAACAAACCATATTCAACTAACCCTGTTCCTAGAGCACTGGTTGAACTTACTGATTCTGGTAAGATCTCGGAAGATCAGATTCCCCCTCTACGTCCTTTCCAAGTATTTACGGTTGCAAACCAATCAGAAAGAGTTGCTATTGAAGGAGCACTTGCTGGTGATATTGCAATTCAACAGGATACTAACTCTTCATTCATTCTAAACAATGATAATGATAGTTTGTTTGTATCGTTCCCAATTGATTCCACTCTTCAATTCACCATTGGTGACATCTTTACTGGCAGTAATTCTGGCGGTAAAATTCAATCAACTGAATATAGAGAAGGTGTTGTTTATCAAATCAGTATTACTGATAATGGTTCTGGTTATGTTACTCCCCCTGTTGTAACTATCTCTGGTGGTAATCCTCAAGCAGGTGCTGTTTCAGCATTTGCTACTTGTTCGATTGCAAATGGTCAAGTTGTCCTGGTCGAGATTCAACTATTCAATAACTATATTGGTGGTAAAGGATACACTACTGCTCCTACAGTTACGTTCTCTCCTCCAGCAGGTTCTGGAACGCAAGCAGCTGGTGCTGCTATAATTGAGTCCAGACTCTATGGTGATATCGTCAACAATATCAAGATAGAAGATACAGATGATATCGAATCTAGTGATATTCCTGCCGAGACTATTGCTATTACCCGTGTTATTAATACTTCTGCGAGTGATAGTAATAACTGGGTATCTCTATCTTCCAATCAAATTGCTGCTAATGACATTACATCTGGTGTTATTTCTACCGCAAGATTAGCATTTACTTCAGATGCTGCAAACTCCTTCACATTCCTTAGAGGAGATCAGTCATATAATCCTGTTATTCAATCACTCAAGGGTGCTGAGACTAGATATTTTGCTAAGATTACTTCACAAGCAAACAGCAGTTCTTCGCAATTAGTTTTTGCTACTAATTCAGATGTACTTCTTGGTCATGAAGTTGTAGCAAACATTAATGGTATTCAACCTAATACTAATATTTCTGGTATTCTTACTGCTGCTGGAACAACCACAGTCTCAATTGATAATCCACTAACAGCTACAATTCCAGTCAACACAGTTATTGAATTTGAGCGTGGTTCATCTCCACTAACATTTGAATCATCACTTACTCAAGGAGACTTTATTGAATCCGTTGTTATTGCAGCGGGTGGATCTGGATTTACTGATGGTCAATTCTTTGATGTAGAACTAGATGGTGGATCTGGTACAGGACTCAAAGCAAATATTATTGTAAGTGGTGGTACAGTTTCAGATCTAACACTTACTTCTACTGGTGTTGGATTCCTAAATGACTTCACAGTCACTTCTGCTCCAGCAGCTATTGGTTCTGGTACTGGTTTAGTTCTACTTGCAAAACTCAGTACAGTCAATAAGCAATTTGCAAACGTTGCTGTTGATATCTCTAGAGTTTCTGATCTAACTATTTCTGCTGACGAATACGGAACAATTGGTGTTGCTAGATTCTATAAAGATCAATTTAAAATTGGTCTTGCTGGTAATGGTTCTATTCAACTTAAGACTGGAGCAGACTCTGGTCTTGATGCTGACCTTCTCGATGGTGTTCAAGGATCTTTCTACCTTAACGCAGGTAATCTAAACGCAGGTGTTCTGCCCGTTGATAGATTATCTGGTACTTATAATATTAATATTGCTAACCAGTCTGGTAGTACATTAAGACTCAAGTCTTCTACAAGTAACCCAGCATCGAATCCAAACCCTGATTCGTTTAACGTTGGTATAATTGCAGATACTAGAAATAATGCTGCTGATGGTCTAGCAGATGGTGGCACACGTCACGTTACAATGACTATCAGGAATGGTGGATCTGGATTTGATGCAACATTCGGTGGTGTAAGACAACTTGCATTCACTGATAATGATAATATGTATCTTAGAGGTTCTGGTTCTACCCTAGCAACCTTTAGTACATGGGCAAAGATCTGGTCTTCCCAGAATGATGGCATCAACTCTGGACTTGATGCTGATAAACTTGATAGTCGTCAAGGAACTTTCTATCAAAATGCTATCAATACAAATGAAGGCACATTCAGTGATCTTAGAATGCCTTCTCACCAAACACAGAAGGACTTCCAAGATAGAGTTAGAATTCTTGATTGGACAGGTCAACCAAGATTTAAAATTCTTGTTAGAGATGAACTATTAACGGCATCTCCATTCTTAGTTGGTTTGCCAGTTAACTTGTATGATGCTCAAGGTCTTGCTCCTGGTCGTATTTCAATTACTGATATTGCCATCAACCAAGATGCCAATGATCCTTCTAATAATTTCACTCTAATTACAGGTACACTAACAACAGGTAACTTTATTGGAGCGATTGCAATTGGTGATACCGCAATCAACTATCCTTTCCAAGATTTTAGTATTGCGGACCTAGACGCTAATGCAGATGGACTACCCGATGGTACATTTGAAGTTGGAGGACTAGAAAGTAGTGGTGGTAATGCCAGATTGAAACTTGGTAGAAACGATGGTATCTCTGCTTCAGATCCTTCCGTCTACTTCAGATCTTCTCTCAACCCATCAACTAACTATAGTTCTGCAATTATTGCTACTGGTGGTAATTCCACCGATGGTTCTGGTTCTCTGGAATTTAAAGTATCAGATGTAAATCAGTTAACTCTATTAGGCAACATTATTTGGAATGAAGGTAATGTAGTATTCAACTCCTCTAATGTATTATCAACAACATCACTGAAGTCTGCTGTAATGAGAGACACTAGTGGAGACTTTAGTGCTGGAACAATCACTGCTTCTCTAACTGGTGCTGCTTCACTTAACGTTCTTAAGGCAGGCGATACAATGTCAGGTCTGCTCTCCATCTCTGGAGTAGCGGTAGGACAGCAAGCATTGAGCGTATCTGGCAGAGGAGATTTCCTAAGCAATATTACAGTTGCTGCTGACCTAACAGTCAACACGGACACATTGCACGTTGATGCTATAGATGATACAGTAAGCATTGGCACAACTACTTCTGATTCTGCAGTAAAACTTCTGATTGTAGAAGATGGCGATCAAGATGTTGTCCTGAGAATGTATTCAACTCCTAATAGTGGAACACAATATGACTCAAGACTTGAACTTCTTGGACAGAGTGGCACTCTAGATGAGGGTCTCCAACTCATGTATGACAACTCTGTTGGTGACGTGTACTTCAAGCAACTATACAATTCTCTAACAACAGAAGTTGCAATACATTTCAGCACTGGTGCATTTACTGACGCTCTAACGATTACTGGTAACGGCAATCTGGGTGTACAGATGACTGCCAGTGATGCATATGAGTTGGATGTAAATGGATCTTCAAGATTCAAGACTGCTCTTAGCGTTGGTCGTGCAGATAGCAATGCTGGTGCTCCTGCAATTTTCGCAGGCGCAACTGGTGGATCTAATGGAGCAGGTGGTTATCTAAGTAACTTCCGTGTTGGTAACCAACTTCTACAAGCAGATACTTTTGAAATCACACCTAGTGATGGAACGCAGGGTGCTCTAACTTGGAAATCTACTCCAGCACTTGCTATCCAAGGTTCCGAGAACCGAGTTGCAATCAATACTCTTCAGTTTGGTGGTACTGATACTACAGTATCTCCACAGGTTCAAAGAGAATATCAACTGAACATCCAAGGCGATATCAACATCAATGGTCTGGTCTTCCAGAACAACGCTGAGTTCGTTACTTCCAGATGGACAGAATCTGATAATGAACTGGATATCTACAGAGAGTCTAAGGTCTGGATTAACCCAGATTCAAGTGTTGCTGGATTTACTGGCAACCCCGACTATGATCTACAACTTGGTGGAGGTGGCAATGATGGTCACTTCGGACTACATGGTGTAATGTACATTAGAGATACCCCTCAGTGGATTGATACTACTGGCATCATCAAAAACTCCGCTAACACATTGTCAGAAAATGTAATTATTCCCGCAAATGCTAATGCAATGTCCATTGGTCCAATTACAATTCAACCAGGCATCACAGTAGATGTCGTAGGTAACTGGGTAATTATGTGATAAATAGATAAAGCAAAGAACTCATAAGCAGATTGAAATATGTCTAGTCTAAACGTAGGAACTGTAACTCTGTCTAACGGACTGACACTTCCTTCATATACATCAAGTCCAGATAACAGACCATCACATAGTGCTGGTAGGACTATCTATGATTCGACTTCGGATACTATTCAGATATCTGATGGATCACAATGGATTAGTGCGGGTTCTGCGGGTAGTGGTTTGATTACTGCTACTGGCGGTGAAGTTACATTCTCTGGTGGATATAAAGTTCACACATGGTACAATGTAGGAGAGTATAATTTTAATGTAACGGGAGCTGCTGGTGGTGCTACTGCCGAAGTTCTTGTGGTAGCAGGCGGTGGTGCTGGTGGAACTATTGGTGGCGGTGGCGGTGGTGGTGGCGTTTGCTACCATGGAACTTACCCAATCTCAACTGGTTCTTATGATGTAAAAGTTGGAGCAGGCGGATCTACACCTTTGTCTGGTTATCCTGTTGCTAAAGGTCAATCTGGAGGTAATTCTGAGTTTGGAACACATACCGCATTTGGCGGAGGTGCTGCTGGATCATGGGGACCTAATGCTAGAGAAACTGGAGAACCAGGAGGTTCTGGCGGTGGTGCATCTGGTCCTGCTCCCAGACAACCACAAAGAGGAGAAGCAACCAAAGGTAGTGCTCCTGGTGGCGGTGTTACTCATGGAAATCCTGGTTATAGAAACGGCAATAATACTTCTGGAACACACTCTGGTACTCATACTGGCGGTGGTGGCGGCGGTGCTAACCCCAACAATACAGTTAATGGAAGAGTCGGTGGTGATGGCATCACCTACATGGGTCTAACTGTTGGTGGTGGTGGCGGTGGTGGAACCCACGAAAACTATGGTACTGCTCCAATCACAACTCCTGCTGCTCCTGGTGGCGGTGGTCGTGGTGGATCTAGATCATCGCAATATGCAGGTGGCGGTGGACAAGGTTGGGGCGAACCAGGACAAGTTAACACTGGTGGCGGCGGAGGCGGCGGCTGGTATAATGGTACTGGTAATGGTCAAGGTGCTGCTGGTGGTCCTGGCATCGTTCGTGTTCGTCATACAATCTAATATATGTTTTACAATGTAGAGGAAAATTTCCTCAATAGTGAAGAGTTTGAACAACTAACTAAACAAACAATAAACAATCCTTATTTCCCGTTGTATTTGAAGAACCGAGTAGCGTCGGCGTCTTCAAACGACGGGATTTATTTTACCCACAATTTTTTCTTTGCTGGCGAGGTATGTAGTGATTACTACGATCATCTTTCTCCTATTATAGAAAAAATTAAAACTAAAAAATTTCTAAGAATTCAATTAAATTTATTTCCCAAAACTACTGAGATCGTGCGCCACGACTGGCATACAGATATGCTTTGGGATCATAGAGGTTGTATAGTCTACCTAAATACTAATGATGGGTCAACGTTATTAAAAGAAGATGATGAGAATGCTATAAGCATTCGTTCTATATCAAACAGAGCATTATTTTTCAATCCAGCAAAACCTCATTGTAGTACAACATGTACTGATTCTGAATTCAGAAGCAATATTATTTTTAATTATGAGTGAATTATATAATGTTTTTTCTATACCCGTATGGAAAACAAAAATAACTAAAAATGATTATGACAAAGATCTCATTCTCAATGAGATGCTGTACAATTTTAATGTAGATCCCAAAAGAAATACTTGGGATAAGGTAATGCCAACTACCATGAAAAGTAACTGGCACCATTCCAATAATGACGAGGCAGACGAAAAATTTAAATCTATCAGTTACAAAGACTCTGGATTGACTTCTGTTATAGACTCAAAGGTTAGAGAATTTGTTTCTCACCTTGGATTAAATTCCAGCATCAATTATTTTTTTCAAATAACTAATTATACAGTATCTACAGAAGGTTACTTCCTCACCAGTCATGGTCATGGTTGTGACTCTTTTAGTTCTGTGTTATTTGTGCAATTTGATAAACTTAATCACCCCTCTACATATTTTAATAATCCGTTTAGTTCATCAGATCAAACTAGATGGTTACAGAAAGACCTATATGATTCGTTTGATAACAAAAATTCATTTTTTAGTTACATGCAAGATACATGGTCAATTGATACTGACGAAGATGATTACATGATTTTTCCAGGACATGTCAAACACGAAGTTCCTACTGTAGGAAAATCAAACAAAGAACGAGTAACTATTTCATGCAATATTAAGGTGTACAAAAATGTCTAATGAAATTAATTCAATTACTATAGTTGGTGGCGGTAGTGCTGGATGGATGTCTGCCGCTACAATGATTAGGTTTTTTCCAGACAGAAAAATTACTATCATAGAAAGTCCAGACTACCCAATCGTAGGAGTTGGTGAAAGTACACTAGGACATATCAATCAGTGGTTAGATCTGCTAGGAATTCATGAAGATGATTTTATGAAGGAGTGTGATGCTTCTTACAAATTAAGTATTAAATTTACAGACTTTTATGCAAAAGGAGATGGTGGTTATCATTACCCATTTGGACCACCAATGTTGGATGGAACTGAACTTGGGTTTAATGATTGGCAAGTATTAAAACATTTTTCTCCTGGTATTCCTGTACAAGATTTTGCCAGATGTTATAATCCTATAACCCTTTTGGCAGAGCAAAATAAAATTGATAAAAATGAGAGTGGTCACTTAGATAATTTTAATTTTGCAAAAGATGCTGCATATCACTTTGATGCTGTTAAATTTGGACAATGGTTGAAAAAAAATTATTGCCTTCCTAAAGGTGTAGAACTTATTTCATCTTCTGTAAAGAATGCTATCGTAGGTGCAGATGGAGTAGAATCATTAATTCTCGAAGATGGTACAGAGCATTCTGCTGACATGTATCTTGATTGCACAGGATTTAAAAGTATGCTGTTAGCAGGTGCTTTAAATGAGGAGTTTGTTTCTTATAGAGATGTTGTTCCTAACAACAGAGCATGGGCAACTAGATTACCTTATACAGATAAAGAAAAACAATTAGAACCATTTACTAATGGAACTGCTTTATCATCTGGTTGGGTATGGAATATTCCTTTGTGGAGTAGAATTGGAACAGGTTATGTGTATAGTGATGATCACATCACACCAGAGGATGCGTTAAAAGAATTCCAAGAACACATAGGAAGAGATGATCTTGAGTTTAGAGATATCAAAATGCGTATTGGAATTCACAAAAATGTGTGGAGTAAAAATGTAGTTGGTATTGGTCTAGCAGGAGGTTTTATTGAACCTTTAGAAAGCAATGGATTATTTACTGTACATGAGTTTCTACTCAAACTAACAAAATCTATTTCCAAACCTTTTGTAAACCAATTAGATAGAGACATTTTTAACATGTCTGTCCGTGATATATTTGATACATTTGCTACTTTTGTAGGTCTTCACTATAGACTTAGTTCTAGAAACGATAGTCCTTATTGGAGAGATATTACAGAGAGATCTAATCTATGCGAAGAAATTTTAAAAATTCCCCAAATGCAAACAGATTTTAGACATCTAGCAGTAGCAAAAATGATTGATGATAAATTCTGTAACGGAGGACAACCTTATATTGCTACAGGTATGCATTATCCAATTGCAGATGAATCAACAATTTGTGCATGGGGATATCATAATGAGGTAAACTATAAAAAAATAGCACAGGAATCTGCGTTACGATTCTCTAGAAGAAAACATTTATGGCAATGTGTGGCGGACATTGCTCCAACATTGTATGCACATTTGGCAGATAAATATGAATATGAGGTAAATTAATTATGGCATATGAAGCGATGTGGTATCAATCACATTTACCAGATGAGTTAATTGATCCATTGGTATCAACTTTAGAACAATCTGATAATTTTATTGATTCGGAAACTAAAGGTGGATTAGCATTAGCAGTTAGAGATAGTTCAAACCAATGGATTCCTGATACTCATTGGATTTGTGGATTGTTATGGCATTATGTTACTCTGGCAAACGATAGTAATTTTGGTTATGACATTAAAGAATTTGATCATAATTCAATACAATATACTAGATACAAAACTGGTCAATATTATGGATGGCATAAAGATGACGGAGTGGGAAGTATAATTTCTCCTGATCCTAAGCACCCAGTTGAATCTTTTATTGATAGAAATACTAAACAGATTAGAAAATTGTCTGTAGTTGTCCAGTTATCTTCACATGAAGATTACACTGGCGGAGAATTTCAAATGCTAGAAGATCAAAATAAAACTTTTTTTGCACCAAAAACAAAAGGAACTATTATTATTTTTGATAGTAGACTTCCTCATAGAGCTAAAAAAGTATTGTCTGGTGAAAGACGATCTTTAGTTGCTTGGGTAACTGGACCCCAGTGGAGATGAGTATGAATTGGAATGATTGGTCTGTTATTGTAGTAAAAAATATTATAAATCCTGTATTTTTATTTGAACCTGTTCCTTGGGAACGAGGACAATATAGTTATGAGTCCAAGGGAAATGTTATTCATGTTCCTGATGAAGGACAAGTTAGTGGTAGTTTGTCTAGATATAATCACCCAAAATTTAGGCAATTGCATTTTGATGTAAAATCTAAAATAGAAAATGTAATTAATGATCCTCTGTATCCAACATACTTTTATGATAGATTTTATTTTAAAAAACAACTACTAGAAAAACATGTGGATAGACCTGCATGTGAAGTAAGCATCTCTATTAATTGCTCGCATAATTTAGATTATGACTGGCCAATATGGTTTACAACTCCAGATGGAGATGATATCCCGTTGATTACAAATCCTGGCGATGGGGTAATTTACAAAGGATGTGAACGACCTCATTGGAGAGAACCAATGGAAGGAAATTCAGAATCATACTATCATCAAATGTTCATGCACTACGTGCGTAGAGATGGTCCTCATCTAGAACATGCACATGATAGATGTAATACTATAAATAGAGTATAGCAAAAAGTCTTGACAGAACATGTCCGAAATTAATGTTGGTGATTTAAACGTATCTACCGAATTTAACTTACCCCTTTATAATAGTTCTAACAGACCCGTGAATCCTGCTACAGGATTCATGATATTTAATACTACCGAAAATAAATTGCAGGTATGGACTGGATCTCAATGGAAGAGTTTTGGTCAACAAAATTATGATATTAGTGCAACTGGCAGCGTAGTTACTAACGATTTAACTGGTGACTATAACGGATACAGAGTTCATAGGTTTACTGGGGATGGAACTATAACAGTCAACCAAAGTAATCAAGATGGTGGTGTAGAATTTCTACTAATCGCTGGGGGAGGCGGTGGTGGTGGCGTCATCGGCGGTGGTGGTGGTGCTGGTGGTGTAATCTATAGAAGAGAACTTTATCTAGCACCAGGTACTTATAATATTTCCATTGGTGGTGGTGGCGCAGGAGGAACTGGATGGAATAGTCCACAGCAAGAAGGTCGCGCAGGGACTCCATCTGTATTTACCGATAATGCTGGATTTAGTTATGAAGCAGTAGGCGGTGGTGGAGGTTGTGGTCATGGCGGTGCTACACCAAATAGAATTGCTGGTCAAGGTGGTTCTGGTGGTGGTTCTGCTAATATCTCTAGAAGAGGTGGCAATGCAATTGGTAAAAACTTCGGACCTCAAGCAACAGATAAAGCACATGATATCAGATCTGTGTACTTGAGTAGTAACGATGCTATGGCTGATGGTGATGCACTTGGTAGAAGTGCTCAAAGTTGGGATGCCATCGAAACATCAACTAATGAACACCAAGGAGTTCAAGGAAACGCTGGTGGTATCTGGGGTGATGGAGACGCTGGCGCTGGTGGTGGTGGATTTGGCACTAATGGTGGCAATGGTGGTGCTCCCAGAGATACTGGTGGCGAAGGTGGGCACGGAGGATACTTTGATATCAGTGGATCAATGGTTGGTTATGCTGGCGGTGGTGGTGGCGGTGTCCGAGGCACAGGTCGCCGTCGTGGCACAAAAGCAGGTGACTATGGTGGAGGAGATGGAGGCAGGGCAACTGGTGCCCCCGTCAATTTTGGTAGTCCCTCACCTAACAATGCTGAAGCTGGCGCAACTAATCGCGGTGGCGGTGGCGGTGGTGGCGGTTATAACGCCCCACGTGGCGGTGCTGTAGGTGCTCCAGGTGGATCTGGAGTTTGTATTATTCGATATAGGAAATCATAAAAATGGCATTAGATTTAACGTACATGGCTTCACTATCTGAAGCACAAAGAGAAGTTTTTGTAACACTTATCAATGATATTGAAAGTGAAGAACCTTTTGGTCCTGGTGTAACTTCTGATTGGGTTGACGAGATGAGAGAAAAACTCAGACTATCTGCTCCACGTCAAGAAGATATTGACAAATGCGAAACTTTGAAAAAAATTGCTCCAAGCGATTTAACTTACTCTATTAATAGACTTGCTGATAGTCAGGGATTACCTGTTATTAGTATTATAGGTAACTCTTTGGAATTGGATAAAATTTTCTGTTCTGAAAAAGAAAACTAAATAGTAAAGTACATCATTTTATATTACTACAATGGACACTGAACAACTGAGAAAGAATTTTGATGAGCAAATCGCTAGTACAGATAAGCAAATTTCTGAACTAGAAGCAAACCTTGCTAAAGCAAAAGAATACAAATTGAAACTAATTGGTGGTATTGAAACTCTAGATTTGCTCAACCCCAAAGAGGAAACTCCTTCCGAAGAAGAATCTGAGTAACACAAATCCCTGCTTCCTAAATAGAAGTAGGGATTTTTTGTATCTAGGTGCATGGCTACACCAACAACTAAAGCAGAACTAATTGCATATTGTGAACGCCAATTAGGTGCGCCTGTCCTGCAAATCAATATGGATGCCACCCAAAAGGATGACATCATAGATCAGGCGTTGCAATATTATCACGAATACCATTTTGATGGTGTCGAAAGGATGTATCTAAAGCATCAGTTTACTGCTGCAGAGGTAACTCGTTTCACTGAAACTAATGCTGCATCCACGTCACCTGATGGAACTGGGTGGGAGAACAGGAGTAACTACATTGAAGTTCCTGAACTTGTTATAGGTATTCAAAAAGTTTTTGGAGTCTCTTCAAATTTCTTGAGGAATAACCTTTTTGGTATGAGCAATCAATACTATTTGATGGACCTGTTTTCTTTCTCATCAGGTTCGGCATTTAGTTTTGGTAATTTTGACTTAACAAATTACTATATGATTAAACAGCACTTTGAAACTATTGATATGGTTATCAATACAGGTGCGTTTGTTGAGTATAGATTTAATAAAAGACAAGATAGATTATATGTAGATATTGATAAATCTAGAATTATAGAAGATCAATATTTACTTATTGATTGCTATAGATACCTGGATCCAGATGTACATACTCAAGTTTATAATGATAGTTTTGTAAAGAGATATGCTACTGCTCTCATGAAGAGGCAGTGGGGTCAAAACTTGATTAAATATAACAACGTTTCACTTCCTGGTGGCATTAATCTTAATGGTCGCCAACTATGGGAAGACGGAAACAGAGAAGTTCGTGAGTTGGAATCTAGAATGATGATAGATTATTCACTCCCACCAATGGATATGATCGGATAAAATGCCTACCAGTTCCTATTTCCCAAGTTACTACGGCGGTACTAGTGGCGAGCAAGGTCTCGTCCAAGATCTTGTGGACGAACAAATTAAATTGTTCGGCACGGATATCTACTACATGCCTAGAACTATTCTTAGAGATAATACTCTAGATGATATTATCTACAACAAATATACAGAGCAGTTTCAAATTGAAATGATGCTGCAGAATGTAGAAGGTTTTGGGTCTCCATCAGAATTTATCAGTAAATTTGGACTTCGTATTACAGACGAAGTTAGATTTTCTGTGTCACAAAGAAGATGGGATGAAGAAGTAACTGAACATAATCCAACATTAACTGTTGATGGAAGACCCAATGAAGGAGATCTTCTTTATTTTCCACTGACTAAAGATCTCTATGAAATTAAATTTGTAGAAAGAGAAGATCCTTTTTATCAGTTAGGTAAGGTCTACTACTATACAATGACTGCTGAAATCTATGAGTATGGTAGTGATGACATCTCTACAGGAGTTGCAGAGATTGATGTAATTGAGACTCTGTTTAGTAATTCTATTGCTCTCACTATGGCAGTCGGTGGTACTGGAGACTTTACCATCGGTGAAGCAGTTACAGGATCAACCACAGGCACAGAAGCAGAAGTAAAATCTTGGGATGCTGGCACAAGAGTTTTACAAGTCATCAACAGAACTGGTACATTTGCTACTGGTGAAGCTATGACTGGGAATGACAGCGGTGCTGTTCATGTAGTCGGAACGTTTGACACTCTAAATAATACCAACAGCGAATATGATCAAAATAGAGTCATTGAAACTGCTGCTGATGACATAATTGATTGGACTGAGGGCAACCCTTTCGGTGAATCAGGTAACTTTACAGGTAGTATCTAATGTTTGGGTCACATTTTTACAACGAAATTATTCGTAGAAATATTGTTGGGTTTGGAACCCTATTCAATAACATTTCTTTGAAGAAGGTTGATCCTACTGATGGAACTACTGTTCTTGAGGAAGAAAAAGTTCCTCTGGCATATGGTCCTAAGCAGAAATTTTTGACACGTCTAGAACAAAATCCAGATGTTGATAGAAAAATTGCTATCACACTACCACGTCTTTATTTTGAAATGACTGGTATTGATTATGACGCCGCTCGTAAAACATCTCCTATTCAAAAATATAGAACCATCATTCAAAATGATGGCACAGAAGTAAAGGAACAATATGTTCCTGTTCCTTATAACATTGATTTTGAACTTGGTATTATTGCGAAGTCTCAAGATGACGGACTTCAGATTCTTGAGCAAATTTTACCATACTTTCAACCATCATTTAATATTACTATTAACATGATCCCAGACATGGATGAGAAAAAAGATGTTGCTATTACATTAAACAATGTCAGTTATGAGGATGAATGGGATGACAATTTTCTTGAGCGCAGATATATCACATGGATTTTATCGTTTACTGCTAAGTCTTACATCTACGGACCATTTGATCAAACAAGTGTTATTAAGAAAGCAATTGTATATGAAGGACTTGGAACTTCTGTACCAAATAGAACTACAAAAGTTACTTACACACCTAGAGCACTGGAAGATAAGAACAGCGATGGAAACATCGATGCTCTGGATGATGCACTACTAACATCTTCAGATGACTTTGGATTTAATGAAGGCATTGAACTACTATGAGCAAACTTGAGGATAATATGGAAGATCTATTTGACATTGAAATTGAATCTACTGCTATCGAACCATCTAAACCAGTACCACCAACATCAGATAAAGACGACCAGACAAAAGATTACGAATATACCAGAGGGTCTTTGTACTCGCTCATAGACAAGGGCAGAGAGGCGCTAGACGGGGCGTTAGAGGTTGCTCAGGAGTCAGGGCACCCTAGAGCGTATGAAGTCGCTGTGAACGCCATGAAGCAGGTAGCAGACGCTACTGATAAACTTCTAGATCTACAGAAGAAGATGAAAGATCTAGAAGCACCCACAAAGAACTCTGTCAATAACAAGACCACAAACAATTTATTTGTTGGTAGCACAGCAGACCTACAGAAAATGCTCAAGCAAATAAATAAACAAGAAGAGTCGGAATAAATATGAAGTCTTTTAAACAACTACGTATTGACATCACCGAAGCAGCAGCCTGGACCAAAAAGTCAGGAAAGAAAAAGTCTGGAGGACTCAACGAAAAAGGACGAAAGTCTTACGAAAAGGAAAATCCAGGATCTGACCTCAAAGCACCAAGCAAAAAAGTTGGAAACCCCCGTAGGGCATCCTTCTGCGCTCGAATGAAGGGCATGAGGAAGAGGCAGAAAAAATCTAATAACACAGGTGATGATCGCCTGTCAAAATCATTGAGAGCTTGGAATTGTTAATCATGACTGAAAAAAAACCAATCAAAAAAGATTACGATGGACCATTGTATGCTCCGTGGTCTAAAGTAGTTGCTGGTAAGAAAGCATTTCAAGATAAGAACATAAAACGTAGCTGACTGATACAATTTATTCCACTACATACACTATAATGTTTGTAGTGGAATATTATCATGCTTGGCATATATGTAATCGTCACTCTCATTATTCTCATGGTAGCGTATGCTGGCATAGAAGAAACTATTCGCTTATTTGCTTATACTGATCTGGTGATCAGATATCAGTGGATCAAATTTAGAATGTTTATGATGAGACGTAAATTAGAACAACAACTAATAAAGGACTTACCAGACTACAACAAACTCATAAAGGAATTAAAAGATGACCAACGATAAGGAACTGTCGGATCTCAAACTTGAGAGAAAAGAATGTCCTAAATGTGGTGCTATTTGGATTAACGGCAAACATGTGTTTAGTGGCACAGCCGCATCATACGATAGAAGTGAACTAGATCTTGCTGGACTAGTTTGCAATAAACTAGGCAACGAGGAATGTATTAATCCATCTAAAGGAAAGGAAGGTGGAACTACTTGGGAATATCGTTCTGGTTTCATTGATGGTGCTTATGCACAAAAGAAAAAAACAATGGAAGACTTGCGCGATCAATTCGGAGACTTATAAATAGTAGTGGTGAACTAGTTTTTTTATGGCATCCGATCAGATTTATCTTGGCAACCCGCTACTAAAAAAAGCAAACGTCAAGATTGACTTTACACCTGAACAGGTTAAAGAATTTATCAAGTGCAAGAACGATCCGATATATTTCACTAAGACTTATGTCCAGATCGTTTCACTCGATGAAGGTCTGGTGCCATTTAAAATGTGGGACTTCCAGGAAGAGTTAATTAGGAAGTTTCATAAAAGCAGATTTAACATCGCAAAACTACCACGACAGACTGGTAAGTCTACTACTGTTGTGTCTTATCTTTTGCACTATTTAATTTTTAATGATAGTGTTAACGTAGGTATTCTAGCAAACAAAGCATCGACTGCGCGAGATCTTTTAGCAAGATTAGCTACAGCATATGAGAACCTACCTAAGTGGATTCAGCAAGGTGTGGTAGTATGGAACAAAGGTAATATTGAGTTAGAGAATGGCAGTAAAATATTGGCAGCTTCTACATCTGCATCTGCTGTCCGAGGCATGTCGTTTAACATCATCTTTCTCGACGAGTTCGCTTTCGTCCCAAATCACATTGCTGACTCGTTCTTTGCCTCTGTTTATCCTACTATCACTTCTGGTAAATCAACGAAAGTAATTATTATTTCTACCCCACAGGGTATGAACCACTTCTATAAGATGTGGCAGGATGCTGTTAATGGTAGAAACGATTACACATATCATGAAGTCCACTGGTCACAGGTTCCTGGAAGGGACGCCAAGTGGAAAGAAGAAACTATCAAGAACACATCCCAACGTCAGTTCACACAAGAATTCGAGTGTGAGTTTCTGGGATCTGTTGATACTTTAATTGCAGCATCAAAATTAAAAGCATTAGCATTTGACGATCCTATTTCGCAAAGTAAAGGACTTGACATATATGAGAAACCAAAGGACAAGTCTGAATACCTTCTTACTGTTGATGTTAGTCGCGGTATTGGCGGAGATTATAGTGCTTTTATTGTTTTTGACATTACAACAGTTCCCTACAGGGTAGTAGGAAAATATAGAAATAATGAAATCAAACCCATGTTGTTCCCTAACGTTATTAATGACGTTGCCAGAGCATATAATAATGCATGGGTTCTATGCGAAGTGAATGACGTTGGAGATTCAGTAGCATCTGTTCTTAACTATGATCTAGAATACCCCAACGTCCTTATGTGTGCTATGAGAGGACGTGCTGGTCAGATTGTTGGACAGGGATTCTCTGGTAACAAAACACAACTTGGTGTTAAGATGAGTGTTACTGTAAAGAAAGTTGGATGTGCTAACCTCAAACAAATTATTGAAGATGACAAACTCACTTTCAATGACTATGAAATTATTAATGAACTTACTACATTCATTCAGAAGAAACAATCCTTTGAAGCTGATGAAGGATTCCATGATGACTTGGTAATGTGTATGGTAATTTTTGCTTGGTTAGTTCAGCAAGATTACTTTAAAGAACTAACAGACAATGATGTTCGTCAACGCATTTACCAAGAACAGAAAAATCAAATTGAACAGGACATGGCACCATTCGGATTTATTACAACAGGACTAGAAGGAGATGAAGGATTCGTTACTGATGGTGCTGTATGGTATGGTGATACACAAGAAGATGTTGGTTATATGTGGGATTACCGATAATGAATTTAGATGATCAATTTAAACTTGAGCATCTACTCCTAAAAGAAAGGAAATGTAGGACGTGTAATAAAACTAAAAGTTTGTTAGATGATTACTATTTGATAAGGAGAGTCAGGGGAGATCTTCCTTCATCATACTCATATGAATGTAAAGATTGCACTATAGATCGTGTACTAAAGACAAGACAAAAAGGTAGACCTGTAACAGATCTATATCCAGACTGGTAGTGTGTTCATGCATTGTTTCCCCACTCAAGACATTCAAAAATCTAAATAGTTTTAGATTAAATTTGGACATACCAAGGAGAAAAATATGGCAAGTCAAGTCTCGCCTGGAGTAATGATCAAAGAGCGTGACCTTACCAATGCTGTTGTGACGGGTGTTCTGCAGATTCGTGCTGCTCACGCCTCATCTTTTACTAAGGGACCGATCGGTGATATCGTAAATATCAATTCACAAAAAGAACTAATTTCTGTATTCGGAACGCCAAACGAAGACAATTCAGAAGATTGGTTGGTTGCTAACGAGTTTCTGAACTATGGCGGTAGACTCGCTGTTGTTCGTGCTTCTAGCACTGGTCTTCTAAACGCAACTACTGGCAGTGGTGTACTGATCGCCAATGACTTGCAATGGCAAGCTGGTGCTGGCACCTCAGAAACTTTTGCTGCACGTACAGCAGGAGTACACGGAAACTCTTTGATGGGAGTTTTGGTTGACGCAGGTCCCGATTACATTCTGGATCTCGCAACTGCACCTGCTAATGTAACAATCGCTGTTGGCGATTCCCTAGCATTTAGTAACGGAACAACTGCTACGGTTGTATCAGGAACACAAACTGCACTGGTAGTCAAGGCAAGCGCAGCATTGACATCAGCAGCAACACTAACTGATGGTGGAGCAACAGTTGCTCTAACATCGGTAAAAGACTGGTATCTAAACACCGAGGTTGGTTCTACTGGAGTCAGACTTAGTGACATCGGTCCTCGTCCTGTATCCACACAACATGCTTTGGATAATGGCATTTCTGGTGATGCTCTACACTT